ATAACGAAAGGGTGTCTAAGACTAGCCCTATAATGGAAGCGATAGGTGCTGTAGATGAGGCCAACTCTGCTATTGGAATGGCAACCGATGAGTATAATGATATTATTGAAAGAGTTCAGAGCGACTTGTTTGATCTTGGTGCAGAGCTTGCAGGTGCCCCAACAATAACAATATCTGAAAACAGAGTGACATATTTAGAAAATGTAATTGATGACTACAATGAATATCTAGAGCCTCTTAGATCTTTTGTTTTACCAACAGGCCCACTGCACAATGCAAGGACCGTTGTAAGAAGGGCAGAGCGTGAGGTTTGGAAGATCGAAAACGTAAACCCAAACATTGCTAAGTATTTAAATCGTCTATCAGACTTATTGTTTGTTATGGCTAGATATCATAATAAAGGAAAAGAAAAGTTGTGGGTACCAAATAATGGCTAGAGATATTGTAAAGAACCTTAAGTTTAAAAAACATACTGGAAAGTTCTTTGACCCAGAAAAATTTGCAGATCTACTTGACAAGTCTTATAGGGATACCAAACGTGCAGATGGATCAATGACTAAGAAAACATTTAGTCCAAGTTCTTTAGGTTATGGTCACGGAAAGTGTCCTAGATACTGGTATATGGCATTTTCTGGAGCAGTATTTATTGACGATAATGATGCTGTAGCAATTGCTAACATGGCGCAAGGAACACAGGCTCACGAAAGACTTCAAAAACTTATATCGACTATGCCTGAATGGCGGGCGGAAGAAGAAGAGATAGTTAATGAGTATCCACCGATTAGAGGATTTATAGACCTAATTATGGAATATGATGGCGAAACGGTAATTGGAGAAATTAAGACGGCAAAGCAAGAGGTATGGGATACTCGTCAATCAGAGATGAAGTCATCAGCAAACCATATGCTTCAGCTACTTACCTATATGAAGCTAAAAAATGCTAAAGAGGGATTCTTTTTGTATGAGAATAAAAATACACAAGAAATATTAATCATACCAATTTCAATGAATGAGAAGAATAAGAAGATCATTGAAGATGCATTCCTCTGGATGCAAGAAGTATACGACAACTTTAAAGACGGCGATATCCCCATGAGACCTGCTGGGGCAACTAAGTCTAAAATGCCTTGTACATATTGTCCTATCAAAAAGGAATGCTACAGTAAAGATACCCCGATTGGTACAGTTCAGATTGAGCTGTTTGAGGTTCCAGTTATATGATATGCATAAACCTAGAATGTAAAAAAGAGTTCAACGCAAAAACTCATAACCAAAAGTATTGTTCTGACGAGTGCTGTAGAATTGCAACAAATAAAAGGATCATGGAAAAATACTATGAAAAGAAGGCAATTAAAAATGGTGCAGTTAGACATTGCAAAAAATGTAAGTCTGATTTAAGTAGGTATAATGCAGAAAATATTTGCTCTTCTTGTCAAAAAATTAACTACAAGAAGACAAAAGATTTAGTTGCAGAGATTATAAATGAAATTAGCTAGCCTAGTAAAGACAAAAGCAAATAGGGTTTTGGGCATAGATGCCTCTACAAACTCTATAGCTTTTTGTTTAATGGAGGACGATGTTCCTTTAAAATGGGGCAAGATTAATCTAGTTGGTGAAGATATATATGAAAAAATTTACGATGCAAAAAACAAAATGGCAATGATGTTAGATGAATTGAAGAGTGATTATATTGCTGTAGAGGGTGCGATACTTGTCAGATCACCCGATGCTGTGATAAAATTGTCTTATGTCTATGGAGTTGTTATTGCTGAGCTTATGTCTACTGGTGCTAAGGTTATTACTATTAGCCCATCCTCGTGGCAGGCGTACATTGGCAACAAGAATCCGACAAAAGATGAGAAGTCTGCAATAAGATTATTGAACCCAGGCTACGCAGAATCCTGGTATAAAAATCAATTAAGAAATATGAGGAAGCAGAGAACTGCTGACTACTTTAACAAGAAGTATGGTTTAGAAATTGTGGATTTTGATGTTGCAGATAGCTTTGGTATTGCACATTATAGTAACCAGGTGCTTACTAAGCGATGAAACTTTATCAGAGTAAAGATTGGCTGTACAGAAGGTACATAGTACAAAAGAAAACGGTTACAGAAATAGGTAAAGAGTGCGGTGTCTCTGCTATGACCATACAGAGATATTTACAAGAGTTTGGACTGCTAAGAAAAAAATGAGCGACTACCCAAATAAATCGGGCGGGTACCAGGCATGGATAACCGACCTTCAATTAATTGCAACAGATGCACCATCAGGACAAAAAATTATTGTTGAGTGTTTAGAGATGGCAGAGATGCTAATTAAAAAGAATGTGTCGTATGGAAACTCGGCGCTAGATCCAATTCGTATATTTTCAAAGGCGGATTCAAAAGAACAGATTAGAGTCCGTATTGATGACAAGCTAAATAGAATTCAGAATGATCAGGCCTTTCCTGGAGATAATGATATTGATGATCTAATTGGATACCTTATCCTTCTTAAAATTGCCAACAAGTCCTAGTCAACTAAAACGTGGTATAATTTATATATGAGCGAATTAGAGCCAGCAGTACATTTTGACCGCATGAATAAGGTCGTAGAAGAGCTTTTGAAGGGCAATTCAGCAACCCAGATAGCAACTATCACTGGGTACTCAAGGAAAGAAGTTCTAGAGTACCTAGACGAGTGGAAGTCTGTTGTGCATAACGATAGCAATATTCGTGACCGTGCAAGAGAGGCAATATCTGGAGCGGACCAACACTACGCAATGCTCATCAAAGAGGCCTGGAAAACCGTAGAGGACGCAGATACCCAAGGCCAACTAAATGTTAAGGCGGGAGCCTTAAAGCTTATAGCAGATATTGAAACAAAAAGAATAGCAATGCTTCAATCAGTGGGAGTATTAGAGAATACAGAGATTGCATCACAACTTGCAGAGACTGAAAGAAAGCAAGAGATACTTGTAGGTATACTTAAAGAAGTTACCGCAGGGTGCCCTAAATGCAAGATGGATGTTGCAAAGAGATTGTCTCAGATAACTGGAATAGTAGAGCCTGTGTATATAGATGCAGAGGTTACAAACAATGTTCAATAAAGATGGATTTGAAAAAATAGGCGAAGATATATATGTGTATCATAATTTTGTTACAGAAGAAGAATGCAATTCTATTGTAGATATTGCCAAGTCCCTTACAGAAGAAGAATGGGTTGGAAGATTCAATACTACTGGAGAAGGTCACAAGACATCTAATAGATCCATAGACCAGCTAGTTCCAATAAAAAAGAGGCTGTCTGACAAACTAGAAGAAGGAATATATCTAGCAGAAAACATTAGCATTGTGCGGATGAGAAAAGGTGCAACCTGGGGATTACATTCAGATAATCATGACTTCTTAGACTTAATAGCAGCAAGCAAACTTTACACTGAGGGACAAGAGTACACATTAGAAAAAAATAATATATGGGGTCTCGTAATGTACTTTAATGATTTCGATGGAGGAAGATTGTTTTATCCAAATCAAGGCATAGAATATCAACCTAAAAGAGGTGATTTAGTAATACATAGCTCAGAAGAACATTGTCTTCATGGAGTAGATGAATTAAAGAGTGATGTTAGATATTCACATTCAAATAATTTATTTAACTATATAAAAGTACCGAAAGGGATTTAATGTCATTTGATTTTTCTGATTTAATTGATATCCTTGACGGCGAAGAGTTTGAAGAAAAGCCTGTAGACTTACGTACATTTGTCAATGATCCAAACTACTTAGGTCTTCCAGAACTCTCAGAATATCAATATACTTTAATTGAAAAAAGTTCACAGATATATAAAGAGTCTACATTAAAAAAATTGTTCGGAGAAGAAGAAGGCCATACCAGATTTAAGCAAACGGCTAACGAAGTAGTAGCCCAGCTCGGCAAAGGTTCTGGAAAAGATTACTGTTCAACAATTGCTGTAGCCTATATAGTATATTTACTATTATGCCTAAAGGATCCCGCTACATATTACGGTAAACCTCCAGGGGACTCTATCGATATTATTAATATTGCTATAAACTCTCAGCAGGCAAGCAATGTATTTTTTAAAGGCTTTAGAAGCCGCATAGATAAGTCCCCATGGTTTGTCGGTAAGTACTATGCCAAAGCATCAGAAATACAGTTTAATAAAGCAATCACCGTCCACTCTGGTCACTCAGAGCGTGAAGCTTGGGAAGGCTACAACGTAATTGTTGTTATCCTTGATGAAATCTCTGGCTTTGCAATTGAAAATACAACAGGACACGATCAGGCAAAAACGGGTAGTGCGGTGTATGATATGTACAGGGCATCAGTAGACTCTCGTTTCCCAGACTTTGGAAAAGTAATTCTTCTTTCATT